GGGCTCCTTCCTGCGGATGGCTGGGCAGAGCCTGTCTGGTTGGGACGGCGGTGCGCTGAATGCGTTTAGTGGCGACTCAACGAAGCGACCGAACACCGCGTTCACAGGTACAACCAACAACACAGGTGATCACAACCACACCAACGGTGCGGCTTCATGGGGTGGCGATGCAATTTGGTACGGGAGCAAGCTCATGGGGTCCAACAAACGTGTCTCCAACTGGAGCGATTGGAGCGGCGCAAACCCATACACAAGCACCGATGGCAGCCACTCCCACACCGTTCAAATCACAGACGGCGGTGATGCTGAAACCAAGCCCAAGTCCTATTCAGTTAACTACTTCATCAAGGTGAACTGATGTCTAAATCCCCATGGCTAGCCAAGGCAATCTTGGCAACCGTCATGGGGGTTATCACTATGTCTATTGTCCACTACGGTACTTGTCAGTTCTGGGCGAATCCCAAGCAGTGGGCTCTCTATGAGCGTACTAACGGGAGACTCCCAGACGCTGAACACATGGCATGTAAGGAAGTTGGATCTAAGACGATAGCCTCCATAACATCAATGCTTGCCACATTGTTAGCCCTTCATTCTGAACCCCCATCATGACATTCCTAAAGGTACCTTACTACGACCAACTCAACATGGATGATGGTCAGGGATGGAGGGATTGTTTCTCTGCTACCTCTGCCATGCTTGCTGCCTACTACGGCAAGGTCCATGGAGAGAACGAATATAACCACCTCCGTCAAAAGTACGGAGATTCAACCAACAGCATTGCTCAACTTGGTGCACTCCGTCACTTAGGTCTTAAGGCTCACTACGCAACTGATGGAACTAAACAGAAACTCATGGGTCTACTTGATCAAGGAAGACCTGTTGGCATTGGCATACTTCATCACGGGCCTTACAATAATCCTTCTGGTGGTGGGCACTGGATTCTCGCTGTTGGCTATACAGACACTCACCTCGTTGTTAACGACCCCTACGGAGAACTAGATGTCACCAATGGTGGCTATGTCTCCAACCACAACGGATCCTCTCAACATTATTCCTGGGCACATCTCCTCCCTCGTTGGATGGTAGATGGTACCGGGGGATGGTATCTCTATGTCGAATAAAAAGAAAGCGACAGAAGATATGTTCAATGAGCTCCATAATATGGTAACTCAAGAACTTCTTAATCGCATTAAATCTGGTGAAGCATCAACTGCTGACTTAAAAGCAGCTTGTGATTGGCTATCTAAGAATGACATCTCTGGTGTCGCCTATGACGGGAACCCTCTCGATAAGCTTGCCAACATCATGCCGAAGGTAGACCCTGAACTTGTACAGAAGAGGCTCTATGGCAGGCAGCACGTCTAACTACTACAAGAAGAACCCTGCTGCTAGAAAGCGTCGTCTGAAGCAGCAGGCTGAGTATAACAAGACAAAGAAGGGTCTGAAGATCCGTACTGAAGCAAATCAACTGAATCACAAACTAGGAACCTATGGTAATGGAGATGGTAAAGATGCCTCTCATACTGGACCTAATCGAGGCAAACTCGAAAGCCCACGTAAGAACCGTAGACGTCCAAGATTCGGTAAGAAGTACGCATGACCCCTCTCTTCCCACACCCTGATCACTACCTACACAATCTAATAGCGATGACAAGTCCTGAAGCTAAACGGCTCTGGAGAAGAGCTATCAAAGAGCACTTCAATTGTCAGTGTGTCTATTGTGGAAATCATTATGAACTACATGAACTTACTTTGGATCATGTCCGCCCTCGTTGTTATGGCGGAGCTACATTCACGAAGAACCTTGTCCCCTCGTGTCGTTCCTGTAATCAGGCAAAAGGAAGTAATAACTGGCTCTCTTGGATGAGAGAAACCTTTGGATTTAATCCCTCAAGAGAGGGTGTCATTCTACAACACATAAATTAATGGCTCCTAATACAAAACGCACAGGTCAAAACAATAAGACCTGGAAGCCACCTGCTATTAAAACTACGCCTAGTGCTGGTCGCCGTACTAACCCTAGGGGGGCAAAGCCTAAGCCTAAGCCTAAGCCCACTCAACAGTCTGCCTTTAAGGATGGGCAAACAATGGAGAAGGAAGGTAATCAGTTCTCCTACCAACAAGGTCAGTGGCTGAAGATCCCACCTGCTCCTGTTCTTCCTGCTCCTGTCCCTCGTTCTCCTGCAGCGTCTGCTCCTATCCATGCAGCACCGAAAGCCTTTGGGTCTGCCTATGCACCACAAGCTGGGGCTGCACCGCGACCTAATACTCCTCAACCTGCTTCTGCTGCTCCTAACCCCTTTGCTCCAATTGGTGATGTACGGGGTCAAGCAATGGGTTCTACACAAGTAGATCCTAATGCTGCATTGACTGCTGGTACTCAACAATACGGTGGTCAAAGCCTTCAAGGTATTGATCAGAACGGTGTTGATATGGAACGTCGTCGTGCCTTCCTTGATGCCAATGATTCAATGTCTGGCATGAAGGCAGTTCAGAACTTGCTTAATAAACGGAAACTATCAATCTCGGTCTCTGATTAAACTATCCACATAGGTATATGTCAGACCAATTAAATAGGATGCGTAGTGCCTTCGACAACGCTATCCGAGACGCTGCTAATCAGGTACTCAACCAATTAAAATCTGACAATCCTAGTGGGTACGAAACTAGACAGGATTGGTTGAAGGCAATCAACGCGTACAAAGCTGAGCATGGAACCACCAGAGGATTTCCTGCTGGAACCAGTTACACCGACGCCGATGGTCAGGTGTGGAACTATGCAGCTGGTGCCAGAGGTAAACCTGGTGGGATGCGTCGGAAAGAGGCAACCGAAAGATTCACCAACAAAAGAAAAGTTAATGTCGCCAACAGTAAACTTACTCTTGAGGACTACACTAAAGAGTGGGGTCCTCAGTTAGGTGAACAACTCTTCAACGAAGCCTCTAACAAACTAAAGATTATTAAAAAGGGAAAGTATCCTGGTATGGATATAGACCACATTGACAGTGCTGCCGATGGTGGTCTAGAACATCCTAATAACTTTCGTCTTCAAAATAAAACGGACAACAGAGCAGAACAAAACCGTAGTATAACCGCAGAACAACGGAATGCATTGATGATCGCCCGTGATAAAGGTGATCAAGTGAAACTACAAGGTCCTAGACCTACACCTAGAGTACGACAACAGATCCTTTCTGGAAGTCGTAAAGGTGGTACTAGAACTACCTCCAGTTCAAGTGTAGTTGATAAACTTCTCAACGACCGTGAGAGTAATTATCAGGGTGCCTTACAAATTGGTCGTAATGATCTTTTGTTCCGTGAGCGTGTCCTTAATGAACTTAAGACTACCTACGGTGCTAGTCAAGAATTACTACAAGACTTCGACCAGATGATCTCTCAGACTCGCCGTGCTCGACGTGACATCACCTCTGAAGGCTCTAACTTGTTTGAGGATGACCTCCTGAACTACAGTAAAGGGATCAAGAGTCAAGAGAACCTCTCTGCTCTAGTCAACATTACTGAAGCCGGAGAACGTCAACGCTCTCAACCTATCCCTGGTACTGAAGCCCATCACCCTGCTTCCGTCTCCTCTACTGAATCCTTGGTTCAAAACATGGATGAAGCAGAGATTCGTAAGTTGTGGAATATAGCTAAAAAGAATGGGTACACTGTTGGTTCAGAAGCAGAGGGATTCATTCCTCTCTCTAAACCAGCGCATACAACTGGTGGTAAGAATTGGGGTTCTGACTATGCCCATGTGGGTGCAGACGGTAAGACCCCTGACCCTGGTCGGTTCAAAACAACTGCCCTACCTAAGGGCACTACCGCCAAAGACGCTTGGGCTTCCCTCAAACCTATCCTTGATGAGCAACGTGCTCTAAACACTAAAGCCTATAACCATCCTACTGAAACCATGATGCGTGGTCTGGTAGAGAAGGATTTAGGTAAACCTGTTGAATGGCAAGGTCCTGTTACTTCTAATCGTGCAATACTAAAAGCAGAAGCTAAGGCTCGTGGTATTAATGCAACCACCATCTCTAAAGAACTAGACCGTAACCCTGGTCTCAAAGATACTGGTCTTATTCCTGGTGTGAATGTTGCTACTGCATCTAAACCTCGCCTCCCACCTGGTATGAAGAGACCAGATAAACCTCCCACTATTCCAGTCTCTAAACCTAAACCTACACCTAAACCAACTCCTAAGCCCCCTGTAGGTCAAAAGGCAAAGCTTAACGGTAACCCTGTGGTCTGGGATGGTAAGTCCTGGAAACCAGTCACGCCTAATCGCATAAGACTAGGGTCTAATCGTCGTCCTGTTAATCGTCGTGGTGGTGGGACTACACGACCTCCTGCAGCAGGTACTACTAGAACTAGATCTCAATCAACTCAATTCTCTTGGGATAATCCACTTAGCCCATTGAATCGTAGTACTGGAATGTACGGTGGAATTGAACGTCGCGCTAATGAAGCTATGCAAGATATTCCTGGTTGGTCCCCTCATTGGCTACGTTTCGCTGATTAACTATGGCACCTAAGAAACAAGAATCTAAAAACCTAATACAGCGAATCCTTGATCAACTTAAAGTTGGTTACTACAGTGGTACTAATCCTATGGCTAGGGCTCAAACAGCTCATGGATTCCATGTATCCAAGAATGCTGCCCTAAACATTGGTAAGGTACTTGGACAGGATTATGACCCTAAGCTTCGTATCCGTCCTAAAGACCCAATGATGCAGAACCGTCAACTGGTTCAACAGATTGGTCTTACAGAACGTATCTACAACAACTACTACAAACCAAAAGTTAAACTAGCTGATTAATGGATACCCTCACTGCGTTGAGGGATGACTTCAAGCTGTTCCTACAAGCACTATGGGGACAGCTTGATTTACCTTCCCCCACCCGAGCTCAATACGCTATCGCTGACTACCTTCAACACGGACCTAAACGACTACAAATCCAAGCCTTCCGAGGAGTCGGTAAATCCTGGATTACTGGTGCCTTCGTTCTGTGGACCCTATTTAATGATCAAGAAAAGAAGATCATGATTATCTCCGCTTCAAAGGAGCGTGCTGATAACATGTCTATCTTCCTTCAGAAACTCATCATTGAAACTCCTTGGCTCAGTCATATGAGACCAAAGGAAGACACTGCTAGATGGTCTCGGATTAGCTTTGATATTAACTGTGCTCCCCACCAAGCACCTTCTGTAAAGAGTGTAGGTATCACTGGTCAGCTAACTGGTAGCCGTGCTGACCTCATGATCCTTGATGACATCGAAGTGCCTGGTAACTCGATGACAGAACTGATGAGGGAGAAGCTCCTTCAGTTGTGTACTGAAGCTGAGTCCATCTTGACACCAAAGAAGGACAGTCGGATTATGTACCTCGGTACACCACAGACAACCTTCACTATCTACCGTAAGCTAGCAGAACGTAACTACAGACCCTTTGTGTGGCCTGCTAGATACCCTAGAGAGCTCTCTAACTACGAAGGTCTTATCGCTCCTCAACTACAAGAGGACATCGACATGGGTGCAGAGAAGTGGGATGTAACTGACCCTGATCGCTTCTCTGATGATGACCTAATTGAACGTGAAGCTGCTATGGGTCGTAGCAACTTCATGCTCCAGTTCATGCTTGATACCTCCCTTAGTGATGCTGAGAAATTCCCACTTAAGATGGCCGATCTGGTCGTCACTTCTGTTAACCCAACTACTGCTCCCGATGCAGTCGTTTGGTGCTCAGACCCACGTAACACCATCAAAGACTTACCAACTGTTGGACTACCTGGGGATTATTTCTACTCTCCAATGCAGCTCCAAGGAGAATGGGGGCCTTACACCGAGACAATCTGCAGCGTTGACCCGTCGGGTCGTGGCTCAGATGAGACAGCAGCAGCTTTTATCTCCCAACGAAACGGTTTCCTGTACTTGCACGAAATGCGTGCTTACAGAGACGGATACTCAGACAATACGCTCCTGGACATTCTAAAAGGGTGTAAGAAGTTTAACGTAACCAAGCTGGTTATTGAGACTAACTTTGGTGATGGTATCGTCGCTGAACTCTTTAAGAAACACCTACAGCAAACTAAACAAGCTATCGACGTAGAAGAAGTCCGAGCTAACGTCCGTAAAGAAGACCGTATCATTGATGCCCTGGAACCTGTCCTTAACCAACACCGTCTAATCGTAGACAGATCAGTCATTGAATGGGACTTTAACTCCAATCGTGATGCAGCACCTGAAGAACGACTGCTCTATATGCTCTTCTACCAGATGTCTCGTATGTGTCGTGAGAAGGGTGCCGTTAAACACGACGACAGATTAGACTGTCTAGCTCAAGGTGTTAAATACTTCACAGATGCAATGAGCATCAGTGCCTATGAGACAGTCAAACTCCGTAAGCAAGAAGACTTCCAAGACCTCCTTGAATCCTGGTTAGATGACCCAGAGAGTGCCTGTAATCATATGGTCCTTGGTATGGACCTAGACCAACGTAAAAAGGCTAGAGGTCTTAACGGTAGAAAGCCTGTCCCTACCTGGGTTTAGCTCTATCCCCACATGTATACAGGGAGAGGGAAGGGTGGACCCAACCCCTGTATCGGGGAAGACAGTCCTCAGTACTTCGTACTAAAGACAATCTTCCCCTTTTATTATTATCCTCTTGAATGGATAATCCGTAAGTACCTCCTAAAACCAAACGACACCAACCCCCTAACTTGAACTAACTCCCGGTTGATCCCGTGAGTACTGTGAGATGGAGAACGAAGTTCTCATCACTACTGTCACTACTTATCAACACATGATTTACTCTTCACCCAACAACTCACAACACTTCCAACTCAACTACCATCGTGTAAGAGAAGGTCCTAACTGGTTCATGTTGTACTATAAGAATATAGCTACCCCATGTCTTACTGTTAAAGATGTCAAGAACAGATTAGGTGCTGCTAAGTTCCTGGATAGCAGTAAGAACCTGTATAAGTGGATGGAAGAGATGATAGAGAAGTATGATAGTGTCTTAGAAGAAGCTGGTAGAGCTGATACGTCTTTTGCTAGTGAAGCAATGAATGAGGTAGAGGATCCTACGGCTAACACAAGAATGGTGGTCTAAGAATTTTGACATAATTTTCTGAAGCCTATACGTAACGGGATGGATGCAACAATCCCCCCGTGGGGGGTATAACAATTGCAAAAACGTTGATATAGTGATCACTCAGTACTGTATCTAATAATGTATGTATCGTGTTGGACTATTATAATAGCGTAGCGTTGGCTTATTGAGAATGGTTATCAATAACGTCTAATTATATTTGACGTGATCTGTCTGCGATTACTATTAACTTAAGACACCACATCATATTCAACGTGAGAACACTCTACAATCGTCTACAACCACTGTCTAATAACATTCACGTATGATGTATCCATTCAATAATACAACACGATACAGACGATTCTAGACATCATTCACAATCATCACTACTAATACACCACACACTTAACTACATACACCGCGATACCAAACCGCTAATTGACCTGGGGAAAACCGCTAATTGATACCCAGAGGGGCAACTTAGCCCTTGACAAATCCTGTCCACTGGGGTATGGTAGGTACATGGATGGGGGAGAGACAACCTTCATTCTCAGCTGAAGCGAGAGCCAATAGGATACCCTCCGACCGATAACAAGAGATGCAAGTGCTAATCAGGTGATGTGATTATGTTACCCACAGTCTCTGGTGTGTTAGCCGACTCACAGGCATTAATAGATCATGAGCACCTTATTCATTCACCCTTAGATAACGGAGGCAATACTATGGCACAACGCAAACGTCTTAGCAATGTCACCTGGACTCTTGGAGATAAGCCTTGCAAAACACTGAGAATTAGTGCTGGTTGTTGGGTTGATCAAGAGAAGAGTAAGAGTGGCAAAGTAGGCAAGCAACACAGTTCGCTTGTTAGGTTTGGTCACACTAATGCCTCTCGTTAAACTATCCACTCACGTACATACAATGACCTACACCTACGAACAACTCAAGGATGCACTTAATGAATGCACTGGTTACGACCTTCACATGATTGTCGATGATGATGAAGAACTAGCATATCAGCTAATTGATCCATTTGGTGATCAAGATGGTGACTTGTTCTATGATCTTGATGATGTCGCTGATTACATCACTAACGATCAGCAGGTAGATGAATACCTGTTCAGTAACTACGAATACTAATTCACACCACTTGTTCACTAACGTTCACACTCACACGGAGGTCGCCTATGATTAAATACTGGTACATGCCACACTTCATACAGAAGATAATCCAATACATCACACCTAAGTTTGATGACTTCAGCTGTGTTGTAACCAAACAATGGGATGGGACATGGACCTTTTCCAAATGGATTATCAAGGATGAACCGTTTTGTGGTGGTAGTGATTGGGTGATCTCAACTATTTACTGTGATAAGAGTTACAAGGTTGCACAAGAAGGTGATCAAGCAAAGATCACTGTATCAATCAACAAACCAAGTAGTTATGACACAGTGTTTGAGTATCCAGTAGCTACAACCAACGGACACATCTATAAGTGTAGTGCTACACAAGCAGATGCATTTGTATGTGATGTAGCTCAGGTATTCTTCAAAGGTGTACCTGATAAGTTCTATATCACCATTGATCCAATTAAATAGCATTCACAATTACAAGGACACACAGTAATGACTGAACCACTCATGTCTATTGGTGAGATGTTTGAAGAACTCATGCAAGACTATGATGAGCGGTATCACGATGATGATACATACAATCCAGAAGGGTATGAGGAATATCTCAACTCATTAGATGATGATGAGTTAGTACTTGAGTACAACGAACGATTCAACTAACATTCACAATCACAAGGACGCACCCATGACTTACAACGGCTGGACTAATTACGAGACTTGGCTCACCAATCTCTACTTTGATGGCTACGGAAGCATCTTCCAGGAGCTAGCTTCTGAGGGTGTCTTCGATGGCATGGATGAGTATGAGATCCAAGGTTACATTGTTGAGTATCTTGAGACTATGATCACTGACTATGTAGACAGCACTGTTGGTGAGAATAGCTTGTTCATTACTGACATCATCAATGCATTCCTTGGTGAGATTGATTACGGTGAGATGGCATCACATTATGTAGGTGATATTGTTGATTATCTCAAGGAGATGGAGGAAGCACAGGTATGACTGGTAATGAATTAGTATGGCGTGTTGTTGGTTATGACACCAAGCAACACCGAAATGACTCTCTTCTTTATCTGGAAGAGACCAAGGCTGATGCATATGCCAAGTGCATGAAGTTGCATCCACACTTTGATGTGTACTTTGTTCAACGAGTAGACGACTATGACGGAACTAACTGAGTATCAAACGATTGACACTGCTATTCCAGTGCCAGTGTATCCCGATGAGTTCACACTCATATTGCGGGCGCTTAACTATGCATTGGACTACGGTAATCTATCCACTGAGGAAGAGGAGCGGTTACAACGCTTCAAGGATGACTTTGCAGACCTTGCATTGGAGAATGCTATCTGATGTTTAGTACAAGCATGATTGCTATCTACTTAACTATTGCAGCACTGACCTTTATTGGAGGGCATAGCTACAAATGAAAGAGTATGAAGTAACGCTTCAGTCTGGTGTTTGGTATTTAATTGCACCCGATTCAGAGTCAGCTGCATGGGCTGCTCTTGAATTGTCCAAAGAGCGTAATGATGAACTACTCAACGTTAAATTAGCTGATGACTGGTAAAAAGAAACCTTACTTCCCCAATAACTGGCAAGAATACAAGGACGCACCTGATGATATGTTCCATAGTCATACCTTTGAGGAGATTATGGAATGGAAAGTTGGCGGGTGGGAACTACCAAGCAGCATTAGCTGTGTGATTCGTGTTCGTAACGTCAACACATTCAAGACCAAAGAGTATGTCTATCAGAAGTCTGCTGCTGCACGAGACAAGATCTATGCACTAGCAGAGAATCCTGACCTTGAGATCACGATATGTGATCACAACGCTATCCACTTCCTATCGCAAGCAGACAACGATGACTGAGTACACCTATAGCCGCCGTATCAATCAACTGATTGAGCAGGTACGGAATCACCCACAACGTGATGAGATCCTGCAACTTGCTCTTGAGCAAATGGCTGATGATACTGACGGTATCAATTCACAATCATTTGCTAATTCGTAATCCTTCACCCAACTCAATGAAACAGGTAATACCAGCCATTGCTGTGAGTCTTTTGTGGTGGGCAATGCCTGCCGGTGCAACGCCCACAGTTGATGGCTTGTTTCGTGCAATTAAAAATGCAGGCACATCGATTGTTGTTGATGACCCAAGGCTTTGTAAGGATCCCAAACTCATGGGTTATTACGAGTACATCCCATCAGTAGCTGATCGTATTGTTGTTTGTGTTGCTAATCATAAAGGCGACAGTGCTGAACTCAGGGACACAGTACTTCACGAGAGTGTGCATGTAGCACAAGCTTGTAAGGGAGGACCACTGTTTAGTGTTGAGTCCATTGTTGAAAGCTCCAAGTCACCTGAAGTCTTGAGCGTTGTTGCTAATTACAGTGACGAACAATTCCATCGTGAACTTGAGGCACGTGTGATTGCACGTGAACAAGATGAGGTGTACGTCACAAACTTAATTCACACTCATTGTAAATAG